AAAGCGTTTGACGTTACTAACCTGCTTGGTGCTTACTGCATGGTCAATGTTACTACAAGCGAGAACAACGGCAAGACATATACCAATGTGGCTGGCCTTACTCCGCTTCCATCGGCTTTGAAGAATAACAAGCCAAACCCTGTCCACGAAAACGTCATCTTTAACTTGGATGAGCCAGACTGGACTTTGTTTGACAGCTTCCACGACAAGCTGAAAAAAGTTGTCCGCATGGGTGAAACACAGAAGAACAACTACTTCTATGTTTTGACTGGCAAGAAGTTTTCAGAAGAAGAACAAAAGAAAAAGATTGTCGTTGATACGTTCTGGCCTTGTGGGACAAAGAAGTCAACAGGAAACGCCTTTGATCTGTCAACAGCAAAAGGATTATTTACAAAGGCCGAGATTGCTAACGCAGTCAACAAAGGCAAGCCCAACAACTACAGTCCAACAGTGCAAATCATTGCATATTCAAGAGCATGACATACAAAGCAGATGAGGCATATCAGTGCCAAGGGAAAGACATTGATTTACAGTTATGTAACGATGGAGTTTGATCTTGTTAGTTCGGAAGATGGTAGCAAGCATACTATTTGCACTGTTGGCGAGGCTTTTGATTCTGGTGATAAATCCATGAACAAAGCAATGTCAGCAGCTTATAAGTATGCGGCTTTTCAAGCCTTTGCTATCCCAACAGAAGGCGACAATGATGCAGATGCACAGACACATGAAGTAGCGCCAAAAAAAGTAGTTATCACGCCAGCACAAGGCATTGCTGATTCTCTGCCGCCAGAGGAACGTCAATACTTGCAAGAGTTGGCAATGGAGATCATGACCTTGGACGGAAAACAAGGTCTTGAAAGGATGGAAGCAGAAAATCTAGAAGCCGATCAGAAGGTGGCTTTGTGGTCAATGCTTCCAAGCAAAGTAAGAAGTGAAATCAAGAAAGCAAAGGAATAATCATGCAATACGACAATAGCAATCGAGGCGCACTCTTTAAAAACGAAGAAAAAACGCAAGACAATTTTCCTGATTACAAAGGTAGTTTGAATGTAAACGGGGTGGATTTGTGGATTTCTGGATGGCTTAAAACAAGCGAGAAGACTGGTAAAAAGTTTTTGAGCCTGTCGGTTAAGCCAAAAGACGCAGCGCCCGTTAAAAAGGCTTCTAAGCCTTCTGGCGGGTTTGATGACATGGACTCAGATGTCCCATTTTGATTAACCAAGGAACTGAAATGAGTGAATTAACATTTGGTCAAAAAGCCTGTGGCGTTTCTTTTAACCCCGGTGGTCATGCAGTAGTTAATGAAATCAAAACTGATTTTGCAAACATCATTGACAACATTCACGCCATTCGTCTTGCTACTGAGGACGCAGAAGTTAAGCGAATGTTAAGCATTGCAATCACAGAAGCGCAAGCAGCGCAAATGTGGGCAGTCAAAGCGGTGACTTGGCAATACTGATTAACGGGGCTGAAAGCGGATGCTGTCTTCTGGGGATTCCCGGTGGAGCGCAACAGTGCAGCGAGTAAGCCCCACCCTTTTTTAAACTTGGAGAGAACATGACATTTAACCTTGAACCCAATGAAGCCGCTTTTATCGTTCGTGTAATCGGGCAACTGCCAACAGAGTCAGGCGCATATCCACTTCACCAGAAACTTGTTCAGCAGTTTAAAGAACAAGAATCAGAGCCTGAAGTGATGCAAGTTGGAGGCACTGACTAATGAGTTACGCGCAGACTGAACTAAAGGTCATTAGGTGGGGCGAGGCCAGAGGCATTGTGCAAAACAGCACACCAGAAGCGCAAGCCAAAAAGACACAAGAAGAACTGAATGAGTTGTTTGATGCAATTGTGGCGAAAGACAAAGAAGCCATGATTGACGCATACGGCGATATTTTGGTGACGCTTGTGATGGGTTGCGCCTGTGCTGATCTTGACCTTGTAAGCTGTTTTAACCATGCTTATCAGCAAATTAAAGATCGCAAGGGTTATCTGACTGCTGAAGGTATTTTTGTCAAGGAGTCGTAATGTCTGCCCTTGAGAAGCAAGTTTCGGGCAATCACTACCGCGACAAAGGAATCCAGCCCATTGTCTATATTCACGCCAACGATCTGGGTTTTTGTGAAGGCAACGTCATCAAGTACGTTACCCGTCATAAAGATAAAAACGGTGCAGCCGACATCAAGAAGGCAATCCACTACCTAGAACTGCTGCTTGAGTTGGAATACAAAGATGAGAACCCTGCCGTTTGACTATAGTAGGTGTGAGCCAGAACTACCAGACTCACACTGCCAGAACTGCCGCCGATGGTTTCATCATCCTAAACAGGTAAACAATCCTTACGGTCAAAGTTTTGTCAGTGTTGAGTCAAGTAGCTCAGAGGCTTGCCACTACATTCCTATCAGCCTTCTAGAACGTCCAAAACGTGCTTGATGTGCTTGATACGGTCATCTAGTCCAATTACGCCGCCATTGATCTTCTTGGTCATGGCGGTGTAGTCTTTTGCGTCTGCCTCTTTGTTAAGGCCACGTTTGTTCCAGAACCATCCAGCAGTTAGTGCTGCATACTTTGGAGCAAGAATAAGATCAGGCGAGTGAATGAAGTCCACAGCAAGCGCATCACCACAAAGGGTGTAGTTGTCCTTGCCAGTCAATTGGATCAAGCCACGGCCTTTATATAGGCTTCCTTCGCCTGTTTCTTCAGTGCCGTTACCCATACGGCCACCATAGACCTTGTTGGCGATCTTGTCAGGATTGCGGTGATACGGTTGAGCAGCCTCTAAGCTAGGAAAGCGTGAAGGCCAAACACGGCACAGACCTTCAGCAGAGTAGTTCAGGTTCTCTTGCAGGGTCTTAAAGTTGCCAGATTCATGGGCGCATTGACCAATGAAAGCAGCCATCCTCAAAGGTGTGTTGATTTCGTAACGCTGCATCGCCTCGTTCAAAGGCTCAAGCCAATCTTCACCGATTTTTAGTTCTTTGAGTTGTTCAACAGTAATCATTTCTTTTCCTTGTCAGCAGCTTTCATGTCCATGATTTTCTCAAGTGTTCGGCCACCAAAGTAGAAGGACATCACCAACATTCCCCATTGCCCAAGCAACTCAACATACGACTTGTTGGTGTCGTAATCAAAGGCAGACATCATGGCAAATGTGAAATAGCCTCCCAGAATCAACAGGAGGGTCATAGGGCGAATGTTTTTAGACAGCCAAGAGTCAGACCCCATATCTGCTTTTAAGCGGTCTGTGAGGTTGTTTTGCTCAGTCTTATACAGATCAGTTTCGTTAGCCATCTTTGCCAACTCACCGCTTTGTTGCATCTGGGCCAACTCAGCCTTGGCTTTTTCAGCAGCCACAGGGTCGGGCAAGAAACGGTCAATCAGCTTTCCACCGATAGCGGCCAGAGGGTTCAAGTCACTTAGGTTCATTGGGTTCCTCTTTAGGTTCTTCTTTAACAACAGCTTGAGCAACAGAACTCACAGCACGTTTACCCATGATGCCGCCAATGCCACCAACAATCAGCAGAACAATGTCATTCAGCATCTTGGTGTAAGCCTGATCTATTGGAGCCATAGCCTTGATTGGTTGCTCTACAAAAGTCACAGAGTAAAGCAAAGCACCAACAATGAACGTCAGAATCAAAGTGACAGCAACAACAACAAAAGCCCAGATTCTGACTTCAATGGCATCTGCTGACATGCGCTCACTCGGTTGAGGGTTTGACTTGTTCAATTTGTTTCTCCAAGACAGGCGCAACGATGTATTCAGGGCAAACCTGAGCAAACTGGCATAAAGGCTTTTGACACTGCTCTTTATGGAAGTTCTCCGGGTTTTGGCACTTGTATCTATAAGAAGGTTCACAGCCAGCCAGAAAAAATAAAGGGATGATTAGTTTCCACATTTGACTTCCCGGCAGTAGTAAACAATCTCAATGCCAACCCACATCAGAATGATAAAAACAAACAAGGCCAAGCTAATGGCTATCCACAACTCAAAAGCAGCTTTGCGCTTCTTCCTCATTTGAATAGCGGCATCAGCAGCCCTACGGCGTTGAGCCTTGTCATCAGCATCCATCTGGGCACGGCGATTGACAATCTTTTCCCACACATCCATGTTGTGAGGAAAGAACAACTGCTTTACTTGTTCTTCAAACTGACGAGCGTTTTCAATGGCGAGTTCAAGCTCAACAGCTTTACCCATGTTGGAGCCAGCAAAACCACCCTTGTTTGATTCTTCAAGAACCTTGACAGCATCAGCCTTGGCATCAAAGTATTTACCCAAGACAGGGCCAAGACTGCGTACATCATCAACGGTCTTGACAGCCTTTTTTACAAGGTTTACTGCGGCAGATACCGCTGCTAGTGCTGTTAGTGGATCCATAGCATTTCAACCAACACTTTGGCTGTCCAGATAACGATACCGACAATCAGAATAGCCGAAACAAATGCTTCGGCAAAGTCTTTCATGGCTTGTCAGCCTTACCGTCAAGTTTGTCAAATATCTGTTTCAGAATGGACTTGATCTCTGTAATGTCAGAGCGATAGTCATCCTTGGCAACGTAGGTGTGAGGAAGGTCGTTTACCTTGTCTTCTAGCCTCTGAATCGTGCGAGTCAGATTGTTGATGACATAGATAGCCAAGAAGCCAGCAACTGATACGACTAGGTTGAAAAGCTGTTGATTGTCCATGTCAAAACTCGGCTAGAAAAGATGGGTTATTTTACCAAGGCGTGCCAGTTGCAGTCACTGGGTTCTTTTGCAACTCAATGTTTTGAGCCAGAGCAGCTTCAGTGGCTTCTTTTGAAACGCCGCTGTCCCAACACCACTGAAGCACCTGAGCTTCTGTAACGTCTGCGTACGGGACGCTAGGAGTGCCTTCAGCCCATGAGCAAGTGGAGTAAATTGGGTTTGCTGTGTAATCGCCATCAGTAGCGTTGCATTGCCAATGTGCCGTTTGGATAAAGCCTGTTGCCACATCAAAGTTTGTGGTGGAAATTGTCCAGTTGTAAGCGATTGTCATGATGAGTCCTTTCGGGGGTTAAATGTTTGCTGCTGCAAGGCGAGCACGGAGGGATTTCACTTCAGCGATCAGGTTGGCAATGATTTCAGCACTGGAGTAATCCATGCCTTGCATCTGTTCGCCATCCTTTACGCCTGTTGCCACTGCGGTACGCGAGGCTTCTTGCACTTCGTGGGCAATCAAGCCAACAAACACAGAGCCATCAGCCTTCCATGTGCCTTCAACAGGGTTTAGGCTGTCGATGTACGCACCGCTGTTGGTGATCGGGCCTGTGATGTTCTTCAGTCGGTAGTCGGAAGAAGTGTTGTAGGAGGTTGCGGAGCCTGAAACCGAAATGCTGCCAACCGTTGTGTAAGATGTCCCGTTGTTGTGGAAAATAGCGGCGTAATAAAGCCCTGTCCCGCTGGTATTTGTTGTGGCAAGTGCGGACGCGCTGTTACCACAAAGGGCTGTAATTTTTGCGGCTGAACTCGTGGTTCCAACCAAGAAATCACCATCCGCAGTCAATGTTGCGGCCTGAGTAAAGCTAATAGCGTTACCTGCTGTGCCGGAGGGGGCGGTGTACCATTTGTGCGCTCCACTTTGGTCTTGCCCGTATCGAGTGGCATATCCATTGGCGATATAGACGTAGTTGCCAGTCAGGGCACAATTTCCGTAAATGCCAGTGTCCCAATTCCCTCCAGAGGCATAAGCGCCGATCGCAGATTGACCTGTTGTTCCTAATTGCAGGGCTTTGACCGTGGAATACCAAGCACTAGGAGTAACACCCAATCCAAGGTTGCCGGAGGAGTCGAGGGTTGCTTTTGTTGATCCAGAAACTTGTAATGCAAGAGCAATGCTTCCAGCACCCGCATCAGCGTTAATGAATCCAAAACCAGACCCAGTACCAAGCTGCACTCGGTTTGAATTGCCAGAACTTGTTTCAATAAAACTAATGCCAGTTCCGCTTGAGCCGCGAGCATCAACCCTAAACACTGGAGAACT